TGGTTTCTAGCTTGTCGTATCCGTAATAAACATTCTCAATTGTCAAGCCAGATACTTCGCCAGAGCTAACTAGATAAAGCAGGTTTGCTTCCAGCGCTTTTGGGTACAAGCCAATCAGCTTCGGGCTAACCCACAAGCCACCATTCAAGCCAAGCTCTTGACCTAGCCCGTCAGTGCCCCATTCATGCCGATTGCAAAAGATCAGCGGAACAGTCTGCCCAACAACTGCAATATCTTGCTGACGCTCAAGATTACTTTGGCCTGCATCCGTGTCAGCAGCTTCATCAATGCGGCGCATCGCACTGACGGCATGAGTCGGATCCTGCGGAAACGCAAACTTCATAGCGTTGGCAGTCTCCCTACAACACTGGTGGTGACGCGGCGGCCAGGAATCTCACCACTAACGGCGTCGATCGCTGCACCAACTTCAACCTGAATTGATAATAGATCCGTTTGCAGGGCAATGATCTCACCCACAAAACGCGCAATCAACGTGCCACCTGAAATGTCTGTAGGAATCTCACCGTCAACAGTCATCTCATATAACTCAATGGCTAGCAGCCGTTCAGCTTCCATAGAAGCAACAAAGAAATCAAGATTTTGCTGCAACGGGCTGCAGGTCAATGAAATGCCGCCCTCGTCAGCTGTGCGATTCATGATCACATCAGAAATTTCAAATGGCTCAAACAAATGACCGTTGACCGTCTTGCCGACAAAAAAGTTTTGCCATAACTTCCGCGTGCCGTCATCAGGCGGAATCGGGCTGTGGTCATACACCCGCAAGAATGCTGCTATTGCTGTTGTCATCGCAAGCCAGCGGTAAGACGTGCCCTAGAAGAGCGCTGCAGGGTCGTAAGCGTTTGATTGACAGCCTGGCTAACAATGCCAGTGACATCACCTTTGTTGATATAGCTAGAGCCGCCCATATCAACCGTGCTGCCGCTGTAGTTAACACTGACGCTGGCAGAAGATGGAATCATTGACTCACCACGCATGCCAGCTGAATACCTTTGCATTGCGCCGTCGAGCTTGCTAGCTGGAATAACGTACTCAGGCTCTCCACCTTCACCAATAACGGCTTGAGTTGGCCCTGACACGTAACCACCTTCAGCAAAAGTTCCATAGCCAAGATGCCCGCCATACATCAACTCAAAATCCCTGTATCGTTGCGAACCTTTTGGGCCGATCATGCCGCCGCCTTGCCATACAGAAGTCAAGTTGTGTGCATAACGGCCATCAGCGCTTAAAGACGAACGGTCGAAAGCTTGGTTTTGCCTGCTTTGGCCATTGAGTCGATCAACTTTCATCTGCAATTGAGCTGCTTGCTGCGCTTCAAACCGCTCTTGCACATTCATTTTCTGACTCTGGCCATCAACGATGCTGTACGGGTTATGCGTTGCATATTTTTTGCTACTTGAACTGCCAGCAAACTTGCGATCCATGCCAAGCAGATCAATGCCAAAGTGTTCGTCTCTTTTGCTGTTGTAACCGCTAGTCAGGCCACCGCCGGTGTAACCAGTCCCACCCATTGCTGCGCCGCCACTAAGGCCACCACCGCCACCAATGCCCGCAGAGGCCGAAGCAGCGCGTTGAGCTTCGTTGGCCAAACGGCTCATCTGATTAGCACCCTCTGCAATCTGCGCGTTGGTTTGTGCTTGCTGTGAAGTTTGCATTTGCATTTCCATCGTCACGCGGGCAGCTTCAATCTGCTTTTGCAGCGTCGCATCAGCACCACGCCCAACAGCTTCAGCAACTTGATACTGAGTTTCAACCTGAGCTTGCGTCATCTGCACCATTCGCTCAGCTGCTGCCAGAGCCCTGCCTTGCGCTTCATTAAAAATTTCCTTGCTTTGCTGTAGCGCAATCTCTGCCTGAATTTGCTCGCGCAGCATGGCAGCAGTTTTGGCTGCGGCCTCAGCTTTTTGCACTTCCGCTGCTGCTGTTGCAATAGTCGATTCATACTGAAGCTTTGCTTGCTCAACAGTTAATTCATATATCTTCTTTGCAGCTGCAGCACGCGCGTCTTGTGTAGTAGCCGCATCAAGTTCGTATTGTGCTGATTGAAGCTTTGCTTCATTAATAGCTTGCTCTGCGTCCAATACCGCTTGCTGAATCTGTACTTTTTGCTGTATTGCAGTTAATTCACTTTGCAATGACTCGTTATTAGCTCGCTGAAGTGCGTTCAAATCCTGAGTGCTTTTCTTGAGTAAATCCGCTTCAGCCTTGGCTCGCCGAATTGGCTCAGGTAAGTTGCTGTATTTATTCAGAAGTTGATCTAACGGCAGCTGCGTATCTGTCGTTGCCTGCTTGAGCGCCACCGTATCTTCAGTAGCGCCATTGACGAGATCGCCAAATGCTCGCGCAGGCGCCATTAGAAATTCAAAAACTTTGCTTAGGCCAAGCTCATTAAGCTTTTCGGTTAACAAACCAACAGCCGTGATAACAGGCGTAACTGCTTCCAGCAGTGAAGTGATGGCAGGTATTAGGGTCGTACCAAGTGCAACGCTGGCATTATCAACAGCAACATTGAAATCATTCATCGACTGCTGCGTAGGCGTCAGTTTGCCATTTAAGTCTTCAGCGCCTTTTGAGGCTGACTCAAGAGCTTTATAAATTACATCGCTAGTAATTTTTCCTTCAGAGCCAAACTGTTTAACTTGCCCTGCAGCAATCCCCATCTCGTTGGCAATTAGCTGCGTCAACTGAGGCATCTGCTCCAAAATGGAACGCAATTCATCACCTTGCAAAACGCCAGAACCCATCGCCTGACCTAACTGCAGGAACGCAGCGCTTGCGGCTTCCGAACTAACGCCAGACTGACGAGCGACCGTGTTAAACCCTTGATAAATCGTGGTAACTTCCTTCAGGCCATAGCCGACGCCAGACAAACGAGAATAAATGTCGCCTAACGCCTTGGTAGCTTCGGTTTGCGTTATGCCAAATTTTTGGCTGACTGAAGTCGCTGCCCTAAGTGCAGCTTCATACTCTCCCGCACTGCCAGTTAAATTCTTGAGCCGCTTTTCTGCGTTTTCACGTTCAAACGTGGCGCTCATTACACGTCCAAAGGTCTGAACGGCGCCAACAATGACCGTGATTTTGGCTGCAGCTGCGTTGATTGCCGCGCCTAATCCTTGAACGCTTGCCGTTGCTCCTTTAGATGCGGTGCCAGCAGCTCTGGCTGAATTATTGAATGTCCGTATGCCGTTCGCAGCTTTGACAGATGCGCGATCAACTTTATTTTGCTCTGCAGTTAAATTTTCAAGAGATTTTTCAAGCTTGCTGACCGAACTTGCGCCAACAACCTTAGTGACAATATCGACCTGGTAACTTTGCGCCACTAAGCCACCGCCTAATACCTAGATTTTATCGGCGCCGCTTCGATGCCTTGCGTTGCGCTTCCTTCTGCAGGTCAGCGGTCCACTCGTAATATGCAGACCACAACGCCAGCTCTTCGTAAGTCATCCGTTCCTGCAGCTCGTACACGGTCATGTGCAGCTCTTTAGCCAGGAAGAACAGAAAACTCAGCTCTCCGTCTTTTTGGAAGAGCGCCTTGAGGATTTTGGGGTGACTTCTTCATCCTCTTCTTCGTCTTCGTCTTCAGTAGCGCCAAGGATCACCAACATCAGCGCATCGACCAAATTGGCAGGCAGGCTGTTGCGCAGTTCTGCAAGGTCACCAGCCATAAACAAAGGCGCTTGGTTCTCGTCACGCGCCACGTTGATAAGCAGCTGCAACGCAAAATCAGTGGCGTCATCAGATTTGGCTTGCTTCTGCGCGCGCTTACGTTGCGCCAAAGTCAACGGGGTCATGTAAAACTCAAAATCTGACCCATCAGGCAGTTCAACAGACTTCTTCTCGGGCTGCATGTGAACGGCGGCCTTTAAACGGTCTATGGCTCGAAGCACATTAAGCTTGCGTATGCACAATCAGTATACGCCATTCATTAGCTCTGGCATGACCAAACCATACCGAGCTCTCTGGTACACCCGTTGCCTAACTTTGGCCGACAAAAACCGCCATATATCAAAATCAATTCCATGCTTCTCGCAGAAATCTTTCATACGTTGCAAGTTGGAAGGTTGCACGTGGCCATTGGCTGCAATTGCCTTGCGCCTCGCGTAGTTCCTTGCGTTTTCACACCGCCTTTGTTTGCGAATTTCATCTGTAATGCCTTCGCGCTCACGCTTCGCTTTTTCGTTAGCTAGCCGAGTTTGAGTCCTTCGGGCAAGCTCTTCCTCTGTCCATTTGTGACCGGGCACCAAGCCATCGCCGCCATCAGTCATGTTGCGCAGAATGCCAGTGCCCAAATCTTTGCGTCCGTAGTGGGCGATATAGAAAACCTCCCATTCAAACGCTGCCAATTGAGTCAGCCCGCTTTTCATGACGCGTATACGCTTTTTGTCCTTGGGCACAACGCAGCAATGTCGCTTGTCAAGGGGCCTAAAAGACGTGCTAGCAACCCCGATGTAATACGGGGTCAAATCTTTTTCCCTTAAATAGCAATAAACGTAAGAACCTTTTTCAGCGGCAACGACGAGGTTTTGGTATTTGAGATTGATCACTTTGGGTTTCGCCTCCGTATACGTAAGCTAACACAAGAAAAAACCCCCGCATACGCAGGGGCATTGCATCTCCCGAACAGACCTTAGGCGGTCATACCGAAAGCGCCATACATCTTGGTAACAGCAAA